AATTAGAAATCTCCACCATCGGGATCGACATACACCGAGATGACCCAATTCGGGTCCTCGTGTAGGTTATTCCTATGTGGACTCTGCCAAGCGCAGGGAGGGAGCACGCGTCTACAGATAAGAGGGAGATGAACTACTTAGTACTTCGCTGGCATATCTGCCAGGTACTACACTGTTCATTTTGATGTTATAAACATCCCCATTATTCTGCAGCAGCGAACCCCCTACCGGCAACTTGACAAAGCTGGGTCACTCCCTAGGGGTGGCCAGTCGGCTTTTGTCTTAGCACGGCGGAGCATTTCTTTCTACTTCGTACTTTCGGTAACTTTCTTAGTCACCTTAAGTATCGCAGCAGTAAAGTCCCTCCAGTATTGCATTTGCACTGGGTCCATTCGCCCTGACGGCAACCGTTCCGGTTCCCTGTAGAAAAGTACTTTACCAGTACCGATCGCAGAGACGGAACGCATAACCGCTAGGGACTTACAATAGATAGGACCAAGTGATCTACCAAATCGCAGTGCTTTGATCTCCCATAGGAGATCGGAAGCTTTACGACGGAAGCTGGCAAGTTCAGACACAACTGTGATTGAAACCACACGTTGTGCGATGAGTCGCCAGTCCCGTATAAACCCTTCAACCCTATTATATAGGGCAGGAGGAACTGTGAGAGTAGTAGCAGGTTTGTAATTACGTTGTAACCACTTAGCATGATCACTATGTTCAAACCACACAGTCGGCACCTTCACAGGTGACCACTGAGGCTCGTGATTTAATAAATCAAAGAGCTGATACGCAGCCCCGTCAGGGGAAGGCGTAAATGGTTCGATATGTGGGAACGAGAAATCCGAAGAAGCATCTGGGTCTCGCAGTGCTAAGGCATCCGCAAGACTAGTATCCGGAGGAAGCCCTTCGAAAAGGGCTCCAGAGAGGAATTGCGTAATGTAAAGTCGACTTATCATCGTCTCTACACACGCCTCACTCTCTCTTTTCAGAATAACTGGCGTCGCATCGAGGGAAGACAGACGTGACGATACCATGGCTTGGTATCGTGACATCAGAATCTCCCTGAATGCTAGCACAGCCTCCTTCATTACTTTCTCTGTTAAAAACGGGTTACCTCTAAGAAGCATTTCTTTTACCTCTTCCTCCGAATCCGGAAGATAGTAGGCAAATAGAAGCGCTCTCACCCTAGAGTTAAGTAGTCCAATAGATCTATTGAGACCACCCAACACTCTATAACCGTACCCCAAGGTCTTTAGAAGACCCGGGAAAGTAAGATTATATTTTCGGGCAAATTGCACTGCATCGGAGAGTGAGAGTAAAGCGGCAAGGAACTCAGTCAAGGGAACAGGAGAAATATCCTGACCTTTGTAAAGTGTTCTTTTCGCAAATTCAATACAAAGCCCTTTCGGACTAAGTAAAGATTTTGCTATACCGCACTCCACCCCAATGGCAGCTACAATTCGGAGATAAGCGGTTTTAACCCGCGGATCGAAGATCACAAGATCATCTCCAAGGATTGCGTAATCAGTAAACCAGGTTCCTACGGGAACCACACCTGCATCCCATGCAGCGACCTGAACAAGGAAGTGGTGAGTCATGGCTAAACTAGCCCATGAACTCAGCGCTCCCATGGGTTGACCTACCGAGTAGTAGAGGTCTCTCGCGAGACCACCATACTTCTTGGTTACGGCCGAATAACTTCGGCCCACCAATAACCAAGCCCATTGTACTGCAAACTCTCTCGAAATAAGAGAGCTAAACAGCATAATTTGCAAGGCGATAGGCAATCTGTCGGTCGCAGCAGTCAGGTCAAGGCTATAAGCTGATCGGGCGATAGCGGCTTTCTCTCTAACTGGTTTCAGTTGATCGAAAGTTCCGTCCTGTGGGATATTCCGAAGAATATCAAACAGGAAATCATGGAAGGGTTCAAGAACCCATTGAGTCCATGCATCGCACATCGCAAATACCCTAACCTTACCTGCAGCCTCATCCTTAAACCCTAGACGTCCCACTCCACCGGAGAGAGACGGACTAAGGTCCAGAGGGAGCTGAGACGCACCTTCTCATATTCGCATTAATCCGGGGTATGGAATTTTCGTTCCTGCCTCGAAGAATTTAATAAAATACGCCACGGCCTTATCTAGACCGAGTCGACGTAAATTAACTGCGTTTACAAGAAGCACAAAAGGAGTTGTCGAAACCTGGGTATTAACAGATCCCGGGCTAGACTTTATGATGGGACGAGGTTTAATCCCTCTGTCCTCCAGGGGTGTAACCCCCGGCATAAAGTTTTTCCTTATGGCCTTAATAAAGGCCGGTATATATGTGAGGATTCGGAAGTAAGTACCTCCGATCTCCATATTACCCTTGAATGGATCAGTGATCGATCCAAGTTTCAGAATGCCTGGAAACTCCAATATACGATAGAGGTTAAAGAGCGTGAGATAAAATCTCATTACTCTCAAATCTCCAGCACGTATTCGAGCCCTATCTTGCGATAGGATAGTTTTTGGATACCCAGATTGGGTTCTAGCAACTCTGGCTTTCAGTTCCGTGATATCATGGAGCCTGAAGCCACCAAGAGATTGCTGGAGAAGAACGGTATGTGACTTAAGCCACAATACCAATCCTTTCATTCCTTGTTGTGAATGGATGGATTTACATCTGGACACAAAAATACGAATAGTGTTAATTCTAGATACAGTCGTAGCTAACCCTACCGGAACAAGCATTCTTACGAATGCCTGTATAAGTAGTCCCTTAGCTTTTACACTAAAGGTAGCATTAATTTTGTCTGCAGTAAGCACCACCGATGAGCTAACTCTGTTAGCCCACAGGATTTTGTCACGAATATTTTTATTGTGATTAATCATTGTGGATTTAGGATACTGGGTTTAATCGATATTATACCTGGTTCCCCATCGCTGGGATACAGTCCCTATCCCCACCGTGAGGTGGTGTTCCTAGTCTCCACATTCTAAGTAATTAGAATGGTAGCACTAGTTAACGGGCCGTTGGCAAGATTGACCGCTGATAAATCAGCAGTTCATCTTAACTCACATGATTCACACCATGTGTTAATCCTCGGCCACCCGTGATAGGTCGCTTTACTCGACGATAAAATTAATCTTCGGTTTCCCCGTAAGGGGGCCGCAGCTACAGCGTAGACTGTATAGGAAATTAATCCTATTAAAGGTTCCACCAGGAAATCCTGTACGGTACCACCTCCTTTCACAGAGGCATACTTTCTCAGATGCGCAGTCATTTCTGACCCGCATCCCCCCAAAACTCCTGGGTAGTCCTTTGACAACCCATGCCACTGCAAAGAGCAGCAGCGCTAGGTGCCCTACATACTTTAGGGACAACACACACAAGTAACCAGTAAACTAGTCACGAGCATATATTGCCGACTCGAGATTTCGAGTCACAACCGCCTTTCGG